CCGGCGCTTCCAAGCTGAAAAATCATCTCAATTATCAGGAATTTTGCGTCGTCTGAAACCTTCAGGTCCTTGCACATTCCCTCACCCTGGTTGATGGCGTACTGCAGATCATCCTCCAAAATCTTTTCCAGATATACCTTGTCATATTTCTTTCCGTCCTCCCAGTGGTCCTCCACGCATAGGTGGCCGAACCCCACGGTTCTTTTGTTCAAGGTATCGCGGTACACGACGTCCCGAAATCCCTCGTGTTTCTTGACAGACTCCAAAAGTTTGTCATAGTTCATTACATTATCGCCGTGTAAACTACACGAACAATCAATCCAAGTAGCATGAACGAGACCGTCCAGACGATCTTGAATATCACGTCAACCTTTCCGGAGATGTGATTGATATGATTGTCCAGCTTCTGGTTGATGAGCTTCAGCTGCCCCTCAATCCTTATGATGTCCTCACGGTTCTGTATCATTTTTTCCTCCGCCATATTAACTCACCAATGAAATGATGCCTCCTTTTGCCGCCATACGAGGCATTTGTCGAGCCCCGCCTTGCGGAACTCCAAAAGCCCCTCCGCCATACTGCTGGGCGAGTGCCATATCAGTATTGCCTGCGTATAATGCGGCACCAGCTGCAGGATTAATTTCATTCGATCCAAATAGGGACGATCCAGCAACCGGCGAACCACCGACATTAGCCACGTCAGTTGTCTGGACCGTTGGGCTGGGAAGTGCTGATTGATCTCCAATAGCACTTTCCGGCTTCAGGTTTTTAAATATTTGTTCCTGAAGCTGTTCTTTGTCAACCTGCTCATTAATTTTATTTTTTATATCTCCTAAAACAGTTCCTGATTTACCTTTTAAATTTTCTGCTTCATTATTAACTCGTGAATTAATTGCTTCACTACGATCTTTTCTTAATTGACGTGCCTCTAGTTCTGCCAAAGTTAAATCTAAATCTTCCAACTCACTCCTAAAATTTTGTCCTATGATCATTGCAGCTGACTGCCACGCCTTGGATGTAACTGGAAGAGAAGGATTTAATACCTTATGAAATGCTCTCATATTAATTGGGTTTGTAAATACTTTCATTCCGTAACGGCCCATTAAAGCAAAGGCAATTACCTTTGTTAATCCTGGAGCTGCTAATACTCCTGCTCCGGACGCGCCTCCTTTTACTCCTGGTAGGAATGCATTTATAACTCCGCGAAGTCCTGAAATTTGTGCTCTTCTTGCGATGAACGTACTAATATCAGGAACACCACCTTTAAAAGCGGCACTCATAACTTGCGCGAAATCAATGAAATCTTTTGTGCTAGGAAGTTTATCAACTACAATACTACTTGTCTTTCCATTATTAAATATTTTATTTACTGTTGCAACATCCGCACCTGCGTCAATCAATTCGTCCGCACCGTTAGCAGCCCAGCTTGGAAGCTTGCTTAAAGGTTTATAAGCAGACCCTCCTAGGCCATCAAAAGCATATTTCATTGTTTCCATTGTGCTAGGATGGGCATCCAACAGTCCTAATCGTCTCAGGAAACCTTCTGGATCAACATAATGATTAATTCCTTGTCCTTTTTGTACAAACCTTTCGCCGGCTTCTGTCGCACCACCCATAATGGATGTACCTGCACGAGTAGTTTTCATTAATTCATCTGGATTTCCTAAGAAGAATTGCTTCAAGTGTGATTCAATTGAAGTTTTTCCTTCAAAAGGTCGAAGGGATTTCATCCATGCACTTTCTATGTGACGTCTAAGTGCCGCACGGAAAATGTCATCGCCCACAAGTTTATGAAAATTTGTCATTGCTTCCGGGGACGCAAGCCACTTTGCTGAATCAAGCATTTGATCCGCATACTTAGGTCCTACTTCCACCATCTTAAGTTGGTATCCGTATTTATCCAATCCCTTGATGCCAAAAGCAGCTGGAATTTTTGTTCCAAGAAGCTGTTGTCCTTCAATATAAAAATCATCGAAAGCTTTTTTAGCCATCATTAATTCCCTTTGCTGTGCTGCCGCCCTAATTGCCGCTTCGCCACCTTCACCAGTTCCTCTGATCGCCATCTTGGACATCGCACTTTCCAATCCACCTTTTAATACTTCAAGGGAATGAATGGCAAATCCATCATCACCGGCCGCTTTCGCGATATCCGCTAAATCAACACGCATAATATTATCAATCTGGTTTGGCGTTAAAACATCTTCATAGCGCATAAAATTGTTCTTTAAATAATTATATAGTGGCTTTGATTTGAATGTTGGTATTAATGTTCCGTCAGCCGCAACGCCAAGTCCTGCTTCATAGCGACGAATGATGTCAGCCGCCGCACCTTTGACATCCAATCCTGTTGGGTGTCCTCCAATGACAACTTCCGCGTCAAAAGATGATGCCTTCTTCCAATAATTATCAAAAAGTCTTCTTAATTCATCCTGGTATTTCTGTCCTGCCACGCCCATTTTCTTGGTAATAAGGTGTGATAATTTAGAATAAGAAACAGACGGACCAACGCGATCCACCATATTGGATAGAACCCAGTTAAGTTTTTCTGCGCGCTCAACCATGTTTCCTTTAATACCACCAGTGATGATTGGAAATTTACCAATTGTTCTTGGGAGTGCAGCCACACCGGGAAAACTAGTTGTCGCCGTAATGTCAACAATGGGATCCCATTTAACACCAGCAAACTTTTCCATTAGTTTTTCACCTTTGAGTGCTGCTTCCATTCCTTCCGCGCCTCTTCCACTGCCAAGTGCCGCACGTGATAAATTTCTAAATCCTTGAAGCACTGGAATAAATCCTGCAGTCACTGCCGTTAGTTTTGCGTCAATCTCCGCGATATCCAGTGATTGTCTTATTCTTTCTTTTTGATCAGGACGATTGATTCCTTTCTTGCCGAAGATGCCTGCCTGGTTCATTGTATCAAGAACAAGCTCGTACCCATATTCAGCGGCGCCAACGCCAATCATTCCACCAACCATTCCAGCACCAATACGAAACGCAAATGGTCCACGTCCCATCATCATTCCTTTTTTAAATCCTCCTCCGAATTTTTTTGCTAAAGCTCCATATCCAGCCAATCCAGTTCCAAATCCACCAATGGATCCGGCAATTTCACCAGCTATTCTTTCTCTAGGGAAAGGGTCAGGGCTGGAAGTTGATAAATCAAATGGATCCGGCATCATATCAGCATCCACATCCGGTCCGCCTTGAACTTCACGCCATGTATATTTTTCATTTTCCAGATAACCATTGAGCGCCTTCATAAAGTCTTGATGCTTAATGCTTTCAGGATCTTCTATCATACGGTTTTCGTACGCTGAGATCATTTGTGTCATTTCTGAGCGCACATCTTCAATAGGACGACGGTTGGCAAGAATCGCCTGCGCTAATATTTCTTGATTTTTTTGCGCATCCAGTGCTTCTAATTTTTCGTTTGCTTCTATTGCCCTTTGCTTCAGTACCTCATCAGGTACATCACCTTGGTAGCGTACAAGATCCCACACGTTTTGTGATCCACCTTTAACACTATCCCAAAATCCACCTAGTACTCTATTATATTCAGCACCAATTCTTTTATTTATTTGACGTATGTTATGGTCTGCCTCTGTAACAGGAACATTTCCTTCTGTAAGATGTGTTAACTCCGTATCAGCGGGTTCCATTTTCTTTTCATATCCTTCACCCTCACCGACAAACATGTCCGATAGATATCCTGAAGATTTTAGAGGATTAAGTACTGAATATTCTTTTTCTGTTTTCGCCATTAGTTCCCCGTGTATTGTTGTCCACCGAATGTTTGTGTAGTATCATTAAGTGTTTTCATTATTGAATTGAATTCCGGTGATCCAAACGCCTTGTATTGTGTATTTTTACTGTCTGATGTAATCGTCTCACCTACGGTTGTATTCCAGTTTGGAAAATATTCATGAATGTTCTCCGTCCATGCAAGGTTAATACCAGCTGCTGCTGGCGCCATGCCGGCTTCATTCATCATCTTTAAATATGAATTATGATAATCCATAATGGATACCATTTCCATCATTCCTGTATCACCCATCATTTCAAATTCAAACATTGGCATCCTATTCGCCATCGCCATCGTGTCCGCGTACTTGTTATATAACCTTGAAGTATGAAGGTATAAGTTTTGCGCCACACGTTCTGGAGAACCCGCATTAAATCCAAGTGCCGATACGTCACGAACAGATGATTTAATTGTATCCGCCAGTAGACGTCCAGTTGGTTGCTTCAAACGTGCTTCAAGGAATCCCATGATGTGCGCCATCTGATCCGCAACCATCAACTGTTCATTGTTCCATGGATTTTTTCCGTCAAGAACTTGTGTTAAATACTGATCAGTGATGTAAACATCACCTTTCTGTGTCTGTCTTTCAACGCCTTCAATGATAACCGTCTCACCAGAAAATTTTCCGCCTTCATCAACCCAGTATCCATTGTGCTTCATGTTCTTTTTTTCTTCCTTGCTTAAAGAAGCGTAGGAGATAATGTCCCCGCTTGAAAGAAGGCTTGATGCATAATCGTTTGCTGCCTGCGCCGTGAATCCTACAACGGGAAGATTTGTTCCACTCAGCCCTGTCGTATCACGTATCATGTTGACGAATCCTCTTACGTTTTCATCAAGTTTCTTCGCCCAGTTCATTGTTCCACCGGCTACGCCTGTTGGCATTTCACCGGTGTGAATGCCCTTCATTTGGAATTTAATGATATCCGCGAGGTTGGCTTCAAATACCGACCCAAGTTGTGTCATCGCGTCCTGCGCTGTCGGTGATTGCAGAGCTCTCCCACCTAAATTCATTGATTTAATGTATTCATCGGAAGCCGTCGGCGGCAATAACTGCATGTCATATTGCCCAAAGTCTATGATTGATCCACCACCCATGTCCCACTCTCGGCCGTATGTAATTGCCTGTCCTAATGGAGATTTATCATAAACCTGCCCCCATTCAAAACTTTGTGTTGACATTTTTCCACTTGGTAATTTTCGCTCCACTGTCTGAATAACTTTACTTAATGTTCCTTTTGTCGGATCAGATAATTTTAATTTCCAATCATAATCTTTCAGGTACATTGATTTTTGTATGTCAAAATATTTATCAGAGTACTTGCTTTGCTGTTCACGCATCCAGCGATCATCCTCACGCGCCATTGAGAAAGCTGACATAGCAAGCTCACGCTCCTGCTGGTTCTTATTTTGAAGAACCTGCATTGCGATTGGAATGATCTCCTGTCCTGCTTTTCCTGCAATTTCGAGGAAACCTCCAAACCCACCACGCTTTGACTTTCCAGACATGAGCCCAAGTCCCAGTTGCATCAGCATTAACGCGGATGTCAGTTTATCATCCGGTGGCATGATCTTTTTCAACTCGTCCTTGTACTGCGCGATACGATCCGTATCTAAATTAAATTCTTTTATAAGCGTATTTTCAACCCCCTTTGGAAAATTGCTTTCAACCTGGTTTTGAATTTCACCGGCGGACGCCATCATGGATTCATTGCCGTGACGGTCTGTCACATTGTCCACGAGCGTCTTTTCATCAACGTTTTCTCTTCCAACGGAGTCAATGATCTTCTTCGTTGGATCGTATGGCTCCTGTCCCGCAATCATTACATTCGGCATTTCTTCACCAGGAAGCAGATCTTTCTCCGGATGAGGAGTTAAAGTTGGAAAAGTTGTGACAGGAAGATCCATATCCCCTAATTCTGCGCGCATCGCCTCATTGGCATGTCGCTCCGTTACATTAGATTCTTTGGCATCCAAGTCATTCTTAATGTTTGTTAATTCCTTTTCGTCATAATCTTTTTCCTCCGCCGCCTCCGCCTTGTCATCACCGAATAATAAGTTAGCGGCGGTGCCATACCCCCACATTTCCACGGCTGACTTAGGAAGAATTTTCGTGTAAGGAACAGTTTCAAACGCCCCTTTCTTCCACTCCCAATTTTTTGGATTAAGATTGAAAGGATTAAGCTTACCAATTCCCTCTGCCGACATTAAAGGTGTTCCGTCAACGGTGTATTTATCCCCTTCCATTTTTATTCCAGGAAGGCCGGGTTCTGTTCCTTTTTCCACTTTAGGAAGCGACCAGTTAGGATTAATAATGTTTCCACGGTAAAATACACTTTGCTTGCCAATACCTTTGGCAATGTCTCCTGCCTTCCCCATTCCTTGTTGAAGGAGGGTGGGTCCAAGCTCGTACTGTCCTGTGTCCTTGTTAAAAGTTTCTCTTTCTTTCCAGTCAAGGTGCATCTGCTTATCGGCCCATGGCCACCATGTTCCAGGTTGCCACCACTTGCCGACGTAACGACCTTTCTTAAATCCAGGTCGCATGTCCCCTTGCGGTCCTCTCTTGAACAGAGGTCTGTCTAGTGTCCCAGCCATTAAGCCCCCTTCTAACTACCGGTGGATTGTCCACCAGTCAGATTTTGAAATCCTTGATACGCCGCGAGTCCTGTTATGCCGGCTCCCACTGCCTGCGCTAGTGGATTGGCCTGCGGGGTCGTTGCCATCGCGAGCGATGACGCGCTTGTCGGCGCCCCCTGGAATATGTCGGATACAAAACCTAATCGTTGGTATGGTTCGTACATTTGTTGTAACTGTTGTCTGTATTGTGCGTCCAGTCCTGTCTGTGCGAGTTGCTGCTGTTGCGCACCGCTTTGCATCAAATTGGAAATGTCACCCATCGCCATTTGCTGTGACTGTCCTGCCAACCCCAGCTGCTGTTGCGCCGCCTGTCCTGCCAGTTGCTGCGCCTGTCCATAGCCTTGTGCCAGTGAACTTCCAACGGCTTCCGCCTGTTGTCGTGAAAGCTCCGCTGACTGCAGTCCCTGTCTTGCTCCGCCGAACGCGCCTGCCTCTACTCCTTGCGCCTCCTGCGCCGTTCTCGCCTTTCCGAACTGCTCCTCTATTCCTGCTGTCACGTAGTCCTGATAAGGATTGAGGAATTGCTGGTATGCCTCAGGACCCATGTAGCCTTGGGCCTTGTCCAAGTACTGCTGGTATCCGCCGATTCCCCCTTCCGCGCCGGTCGCCGCCTGCGCCCTTTTTTGAAGTTCTGAAAATCCCGCTATGTCCTGCTGTGGAATTGTTTGGGGTCCGCCTTCTCCAAGCATGCCGTGAAAATTTGTTTCCCATGATCCGGCTCCATGCTTTTTCTCGTACGCGTCCTTGCCCATTGTCAACCCAAATCCCGCGTCCATGAGACCGAGCTTACGCCCCATTACCTCAGGAAGTTCACTCTGATATTGTACTGACTCCTCGTATGCCGGTGTTCCGCCCATTATAATTTAATCCTGTAGTTAGGTTCCTTTTTCATCCCCAGTTTTTTTGCCAGTGCGTCAAATTTTTTCATGTTTCCTCCGTTTGCAGATGGCTCGAAATGAATCTCGCGCACCTTTTTGTTCTTCGCCCATTCGATGAACTTTTTCATCATGAACAGTCCACCCATCTTTCCCCGCTCCGATGGAACTATGTACAGTTCCGCTTCCTTCGCGAAGACGTCCTTCATGAAAGAAAACTGCGCTATGTGTCCCGTCATGAACCCAATTTTCTTTTCGCCTCGCAGCGCGATAATTCCGAACGTAAACGCGGGATTATCCAGAACATGATAAAAATAACGATTTACCTTATCCTTATCATACTCCCCGTCACTCCATTCCGACTCATCAAACATGTCCTTAGTGACTTTAAGAATCCATTCAAGGTCGCCCTCTTCAAAGAATCTCCACTCCACTAGGCGTATCCAACCGTATTCATCTCCGCCGGTGTTTGTGAGTTGGGATCAAGTTGATTCATCATTTGATACATTCGTCTAGCCCCCAACATGCGGTCAC